TAAACAGATCACATCTACCGGCGCTGAAAGTCAATGGATAGACTGTGATAATGTTCGTTTTAGATATGGCACCCCTGAAAAAATAGGAGGTTGGAAACAACTAGGTGCGGATAGCATGACTGGTGCAGCTAGAGCTTTGCATCAATTTACCAATAGTCTAGGTAGAAAGTATTCTATTATAGGATCAAACAGAATTTTATACGCATATTCAGGTGGTGTGTTTTATGACATACATCCTATTAACTCTACAACGACTCTTTCAAATGCATTTAGTACAACTAATGGATCAGCAGCTGTCACTATAAATTTTTCTGGTGATCATGGTATTCAAGCTGGTGACGTTGTTTTACTTGATAACTTTACAGCAATTACAAATTCTAATTATAGTGCATCTGATTTTGATGACATAAGATTTATGGCTACGACTGTGCCCACATCTAACACAATAACAATTACAATGCCTTCTGCTGAAACAGGATCTGGTGCAACACAATCAGGTGGTATTAGAGTTCAACATTATTATCACGTTGGACCTGATGTACAAGGACAAGGTTTTGGTTATGGTTTAGGGTCTTGGAGTGGTGTAGAGGTTGGAGCTTTTACTACAGTTTTATCTGCCGATATTAATAGTTCTACAACAAGTATAACATTAAATGATGCATCACAGTTTCCATCTTCAGGCACAAACTTTATACAAATAGGAACAGAAGAAATATCTTACACAGGTATATCTACAAACACTTTAACAGGCGTAACAAGAGGTGTGAGAAATACAACAGCAGCATCACACTCTTCAGGAGCTACGGTTACAAACACATCAGGATATGTTGCATGGGGCGAAGCAGCATCGGGTGATTTAATTGTTGACCCTGGTATGTGGTCTATTGATAACTTTGGTGACAAAGCTATTTGTTTAATTGTTGATGGTGAAGTATTTGAATGGAACTCAGCAGCAACAGATGCAACGTCTTCAAGAGCCACAATTATATCTGGAGCACCAACTGCATCAAGACATATGTTAGTATCTACACCGGATAGACACTTAGTATTTTATGGTACTGAAACAACTATCGGTACGAAGTCTACACAAGATAATATGTTTGTAAGGTTCTCTGCTGTTGAGGACATTAACGATTACACACCTACAGCAACCAATGACGCCGGTACACANAGACTGGCCGACGGATCACGGATCATGGGAGCTATTAGAGGTAGAGATGCAATTTATGTATGGACTGATACAGCTCTATTCTTACAAAGATTTGTTGGTCAACCATTTACATTTGCTTTTATACAAGCAGGTACAAACTGTGGACTAGCAGGTAAGAACGCAGTTGTTGAAGTAGACGGTGCAGCATACTGGTTATCTGAAAACGGTTTCTTTAAATACGCTGGTGCTCTTCAATCTTTACCTTGTTTAGTAGAAGATTTTGTTTACGATGATATTAATTTAGATTCTGGTAATCAGATGATAACCGCAGGACTTAATAACTTGTTTGGTGAGATTATGTGGTTTTACCCAACAGCAAACTCTGCTGTTGTTAATAAGATGGTATCTTATAATTATTTTGACTCAACACCACAAAGACCTGTATGGACTGTTGGAAGTCTAGCTAGAACTGCTTGGGCAGATTCTGCAGTATTTGGTAACCCTCATGCATTAGAGTATGATGCTGATGGTGTAGAAGGAGCAACTTCATCTACATATGTTCAAGGAAACACAGATGGTATTTCAACATACTATCAACACGAAACAGGCACAGATCAAGTTAAAGGTGGAGCAGTAACAGCTATTGCTGCTACTATAACATCAGGAGACTTTGATATTACACAAGATCAAAAACAAGGTGTAACCCTTAGAGGAGATGGTGAGTTTATTATGAAGATTAGAAGATTTATACCTGATTTCATATCACAAACAGGAAATACGCAGATAACATTAAATCTACGTAATTATTCTAACAGCTCATCAGCAAGTTCTTCATTAGGACCCTTTACAGTTACCTCATCAACAGATAAGGTAGATACACGAGCAAGAGCTAGAGCAATAGCACTTAAAGTAGAAAACACAGGCACTAGTCAAGATTGGAAGCTCGGCACGTTTAGACTAGATATACAACCAGACGGAAGAAGATAATGGCAATAGACACACTTAAAACTTTAACAGCGCCTTATGCTACATTTTTTAGTGGTGGAAAATTCGCACCTAGATCACAAGCTATGGATCAAAATCTTCAAGATATTATTAGAGACCAAATAGCAACAACAGGTAAAGGATCCGGTATTATTGGGTATCAAGATTTTGATAAAACACAATCACCTAACGCAACATTTGATGAAAATAATATGATGAAAAGTCTTTTTACTGGAAAAATGAATCTGCCTGAATTTGCAAATGCTACCACATTAGGTAGACTAACTTATGATGTAGACCCAAACACAGGCAAAGTATCTTTTGGAAGTAATACATATAATTTTAGACCAGAAGTAGCTAATTCAGGTGGTATCTTTGAACCGTTTGCAAAAATGGCTAATGAAAGAAACAGAGAGATTAACCCTAATATTACAGTTCCTGTAGATGAACTAAGAGGTTTTGCTAGAGACTTTAGTCAGTTTGACCAAGCTAAAATGGGTACAGCAAAAGAAAACGATCTTATGGACTATGATGAATTTTACGATATGCCTGAAGAAAAAGAGAAAGAAGGTATTTTTGCAGCACTTAAAGATAAAATTAATCCTAGCACTCTTCTTAGTTTTTTAGCTAACGTTTATACTGGTGGAACAAAACAAGCTCTTACCGGAACAGGTATAGCAAAAGCTTTTGGTAATATTAGAGGTGCAATAGGAAATAGACTTGGACCATCTCCATACGGAACTTCGCAAGCTGCATTCAATGCCATGACACCATCACAACAACAAGCCGTTGGATCTATTTATGGACCAGGTGGTATTATGCAGGGATACAATGCTGTATCAGCTTTTGGTAGAGGACCAGCAGGTGCTATTCAAAATAGAATAGATAACATGTTAGGAAGAAAAGCAGCGGGTAAAAAGTTTAGTGCAAAAAATTTAGCTGCACTACAAGCGGCCGCAGGTCAAGTTGGCGGAGGTGGTAGCGGCGATTATGGATCGTCTGGTTATGAGGGTATGAGCGATGCAGCGAGTGATCAAGAACGGTCTGAAGGTGGCAGAGGAAGTAGAGGATAATGGCAAAGATAGTACAAGTATTAACAAGACCTAGTGAATCATACAGGCAAGATGTTGCTGACGCACAAGTTAGGGATCTTGACGGTATAATACAAAAATTAAATACGACGTATCAACAAGAACTAAAAGATGAGGTAGAAGCATTTAACTTCTTTATTAATTAATGGCTAACAGTTTTATAAACGCAAAAACAGATTTAACAACGACAGACTTGACAACTCTTTACACAGTGCCGTCATTTAAAACATCTGTTGTAAAATCTATTTTAGTATCCGAGGACTATGGATCAGGAGCCAATATAACTGTAACACTAGTCAATGCAGCTGGAGCTATTTTTAATTTATTTAAAACTAAAGCTATAGCTTCAAATGCTACGGTAGAATTACTAACTCAACCTTTGATTATAGAAGCTGCAGAATCTTTAAAGGTACAAGCAAGTGATGCAAACGAATTACATGTAGTAGCTTCAATATTAGAAATAGAACCAAGAGAGGTAACAACGTAATGCAAACAATAAAACCAGAGAAGATTATAACAACTATATCTAACCTAAAGACAGGTGAGATATATGAATCAGAAGATGCTTGGAAAGCAAAAGGAATACCAGAAGCAGAGATTAGAAGAGATATAAAAGTAATTATGCCTTCTCTTGATTTATTAGGAGAAACAAAATAGAACAATATTATGGGATTATTAAAGAAAATAACAGGTGGTGTTAAAAAAGTAGTAAACAAAGTAGTACCTAAAGAACTTGCAGGTATTATGCAAGTTGCAGCACCTTTTACAGGAGCGGCAGCACCGTTTGTTTACGCTGCAGGTTCTCTTAGACAATCAGGTAGAATTAACCCTATGGCTTTAGCCTCAATGGCTTTACCTTATGTTGGAACAACTGGTGGTATTCGTG